TAACTACTTTACCAAATTTTTCGAAGGTCTTAATACCATCTAATACTTGTTGTCTAACTGATGGTTTAAGTTTAGGATTGCTAGTATCTGCGTTATCAAACACAGGTCTAGCGTATGTCTTTCTAGGTATGTCTATTACAGACTCTTTTAAAAATTCTTTAAATCTCATTTATTCTCCGCCGCCGCCGTTGCCACCAGAGCCATTGCCACCTGATCCATTGCCATTGCCTGCTCCGTTACCACCGTTGCCGTTGCCACCGTTTCCATTACTATCATCACCATTCCCATTATCTGTATCAGCGTTCTTACTTGTACTACCAAAGTAAGGGTATCTTACATATTTATGTCCTTTAGGTACGCAAACTTGTAGTTTACTATCAAATTTAAAACCGTCAGGACATTTTTTGTCTGCAACTAAGTTCATAAAATTTTTAAATGTTTCTATCATCTTCTCTTTGCTTTTCTCTCTGAAGCCATCCATCGTTTTGCAATATAACTAGAGATAGGTGCCTTTATTAATTTTTTTACTTCTTTACTTACTCTATTCATAGTAAGTGTTGTTAATTCTAAATCTGATTTATTGTTATCTACAACTAAAAAATTTGACATACCAAATAGTCTTTGAAACTTACCTATATTAGATTGTACACCATTCCAACTACTAATTGTTATATACTCTGGTATACTTCTTTCACGTCTTTGATTTCTTTGTAATGCAACATCTAAACTAGTATTTACAAAAACCATATAACAATCATAACCTAATTGTTTTAGTGAGTTATGATGTCTAGCTATCATATCATAATCTCTACCTGTGCTGTCTATAATTAATCCTAGTCTGCCTTTGACGTAAGTATCTAATTGTGTGATTGCTGTTGTCTTTGCTCTTTGTCTAATTATATTTCTAAAGTATTCTTCTTCATCTGGCATTTTCATTGATAGACCAGCTTTCTTTAGATTTCTTTCAAATGCCATATCTGAATTTACAAGTTTTAATCCTGAACCTGCAAATGCACTTGAAGTCACAAATGATTTACCTGAACCAGGACCACCTGCAAGAAAGAACGCTTTGAATATACCTGGGTCATAAAGACCTTCGTGTAAATTTTGTATAAAACTTTTTATCATCCTTTTATCCAGTTTTTAGATACGGTAAAGTTTGCTGTACTAAACTCTAGTCTGTCAACTAGTTTTACAGCACGACCTAATCTATCTACAGCAACATAACCTTCAGGATTTGTAACCTCAAAGCCATTGCCTCTCTGTATAAAAGTGCCTATTGATTTAATTTGATTCATTTTATTTACTAGATAATTTTTAGTTCTTTGTAATGTGACATAACTTGCTATTGCAAAGTATATCTGATTTTCATATCTGTCAATAAATTTTAAACCTTCATCTCTCTGAGCATTAAATCTATTTTTAGCACTTTGTGTTTTTCTTTTACTAATCTCATCATCTAAAACTTTTGCATAATACTTTCTAAAATTACCTTGTAATTTTTTTACGTTTGCAATAGTCTGACCTCTTCTAATATAATCATTAAAAAATATTTTAAGTCTTGCACCTACTGATAATAAATTAGTCTGTCTTTTCATTAAATCTAAAACGCCTTTACTTTTAGATATTGAACCTGCAGCCATTCTTAATAAACTATCGTATTGATCTGACTCTAATTCTGTAAATGTAGCAACACCAGATGTATCTTTATATCCTGCGTCATCAAAAAATACAGCAGGTGTTTTTGAAAATCTGTTTATATTAACACCAAAATTTGCTTTTAAATCTGTCATCTTTCTACCTGTATATGATGTATGAAATATTATACCCATTTTAGATTTCAGTATTCTATTTGCTAAATTAGAATCACTAGGTATCGCATATGTGATTGTGTTAGGTGTAAAAGTGATAACCTTTTCACCTCTGATTGTTGCTGTTTTGATTTCGTCTGGTGTATATAAGAAGTCGCCTTGCACAACTCCTTTGATGTTTAATTTTTTAAGTTCTCTTAATGCAACGATTAATTTATCTGCAAGACCACCTGTATGATTTCTTCTTATATCAGCAGGCGTATAATTGATTTTAGGATTTACGTTGAATACAGATTTTGATCCGACAAAGAATTTGCCGTTCTCAGGATTGACACCACAAAATACAGCAGGTGCACCATCCCATTTAACAGATACATTTACTTTTCTACCAGATGAACCGACAAGCATATTTCTTAATGATTTAAGAAATTCTACTGCGTTGATACCACCTTGATATCCGTTATTAATTATTTCGTCTTCTAAATGCTCTAAATGTGTGTTTTTAGATTCATTTAAATATTGCTTAAAACTATACATCTCTCTCCACTATACCCATTATACAAAAAATCACCGCTTTTGTCAAGCGTTATTCCATCAATAAATCGTTGTTTTTCTACTATTTATATTAAAATATCTTTACGAAAGGACCATTAGTGTCTGAAAATTCTTTTTTTGCGCCATAATACAGAACGCTCAACCATTCTTTAAACATTTTCTTTTTACTAATAGTTTGATACATATGAATATGTCTTAATGTGACTAACTTTGAAAATAATCTACCTAATACATTTCTGTCTTTATCTTTATTATTTAAACAATATTCTATCACTCTTTTAAATGTGACTTGTTGTTTGCCTAAATCAATTGGTGCATCCCAATTAACTTTCTCACCTTCAATAGGCACATCTTTTATTTGTTTATAAAATTTATCCCAAAAGTCTATCTGATTTTTTGTAAACTTACCATCAACTGCTATCATAGTATCCTGTGTAGGTGAAGGTGGTCTTTGTAAATTAATCTTTGCTAAAAAAGCACTTGTAGCGTCTGCAGCTGCCTTACCTAATTTAGCACCACTTTGACGACCTATTGGTGTTAAATCTGTTTGAACACTTGTACTTGGTTTACTATATCTAAAACTTCGCACTTGTACCTTAACTTGTTCGTCATCTACTTTCATTTTAAACCCAAACTCACCAGTATCAAACAATGGCGGTTTAGTCACATCTAAATCACAGTTTAACGATTTAGGAATTATGCTAAAGTTGACACCTTTAGATTTAGCATTTACATTTGATTCTTCTAATGCAGCTTCTTTTACACCTGCTTTAATTTCTTTTAGTGAGATAGGTAACATAATTTTTTTCTTTAACAGGTCTTTCATATAGAGATTTAATTTTATAAGTCTATCTTTGGGTTGCATACCTTTTGTATATGCAATTTTTTCAATCTCTTTCATTATTTTTGCTTGACCTTGTTTTTTGACAATGATAATATCCATAGGATTCCATGCGTCTTTTTTAGTGACACCCATTTCTTTGTTTGCTAGTTTCTCAATGAAAGGCATAATGCCATCATCTCTACTATAAACATAACCTTTATTAGAACCTAGATATTTTTTAAGTGCTTCAGATTGTAATTTGTAATTGTCAACCCACTTTGCAGGTACATTAGGATATACCTTTTCTATTGTAGATGTAGTGGGAAATTTACCTTTTTCTATAACAGACTCAAATACTACTTTTGATCCGTTCTCTTGTTTCTTTGTTTCTATTGCGCCAGCCATACATATATTTATGTACGACTACGGCCTCTTGTTCTAGGAGCAGCATTATACCTTGACTTACCATTATCTAATAATTTTTCTTTGTTATCTCTACAATCAAAGAATGGTGGGAACCCAAAGATACCAAATGTTTTATTTTTATTTTGAAACTTAACAACTGGTTTAATATCTTCCTCAAAGAAAGATTCCTTTAATACTAACTTACTAGGCATTTCAACAGCACGCCATAATATCTGTTTGCCTTTCTTAACCATTTCAGTTTTGTAGTATATAGATGGACTATTTTTTCTTATATTCTTTTTCTTCATACTTTAAATCCTGAAAACTTATCGTAAGCACTATCAGCAGGTTGTGGGCCTGATGGTTCGTTTAATTGTTTTTCTGTTTCTTGGTTACTATCAACAATCTGTTGAGCAGATTGTTCTACATCATATAATCTCATCTTTGCCCTATCTACACCTATTATGAAAGCACGATTAAGACCTGGATCATTATATCTATTTTTTAATTGTTTAACTTTCATTTGAGATAGTTCTTCTAAGTCTTCATTAGATATAAGAGCAAACATAAAGTCAGCAGTTGCAGGAAGACCGAAACTTTCTGAGGTATCTTCTAAACCTACATCACTTGACATATAACCAGTTCTAGTAGTTTGTGTAGCAGAGATAATAGGAACATTATACGTCACAGCAAGACCTCTTAGTTCTTCAGCAATTGCCTTGATATAGAAATATGAAGATATATTACCACCTTTAAATCTACTAGATGAACATATATTTAAATAGTCAATGAATACTATATCTGGTTTAAATGATTTCTTTAATGCAAGTTCATCAATCAAATTTTTAAAATGACCTGTATGAGCAGAAGCAGTAGGATATTCTTTAATAATTAATTGACCTTGTACCTTACTTTGCATTTTCTTTATCTTGTCATCATAAAACTTTTTAGGCATATCATAAAGTTCATCAATAGTCACGTCTAATAAGTTAGCGTCAATTCTTTCTGCGATACGTTCTTCAGCCATCTCTAAAGTAATATACAATACACTCTTACCTTGAGTTATCATAGAAGCAGCCACATGACACATGAATAGAGATTTACCTACACCTGTACCTGCAAGTGCCACATTTAAAGTCTTAGGTGGAAGACCACCTTTTGTTATTCTGTTGAAATATTGAAGATCAAATTTAAGACGTTCTTCAGTTCTGTGATAGTAGTCGAATCTTTCATCTGATTGCTCGACATAGTTATGACCAATATGCTGATCAAAAGAAACAGCAAGAGCCTCGCTAAGGATGCTCGGAATCGCCTCTGGAGATAATTGTTTATCTTTGCCATCTATAATCTTAATACCTTTTAATACAGCATTATATACAGCACGGTCTTTACAAAACTTCTCAGTAGTATCTAATAACCATTGTTGATCTACGTTAGACTCAGTTTGTAAACTATTCAATAATTGTTTTGATTGTTTAAATTCTTCCTCTGTAATATTCTTTAGATTTGATAACTCAATTGTCAGAGCTTCTTTTGTAGGAAGATTATTATATTTTATTATAAAATTATTTATCTGTTG